ACCACCTGATCCCGGACCAGGTAAGCTTGGGAGTACTTGTGTTTTTGTTATTCTAATTTCTGCACCGATTTGATTTAATAATCCATTTATTATTGCATATAATGTTTCTATTTGTTTAATCAATCCTTCAATTTGTGCTTTTAACCCAGAGTTTTGTGATTCCAATGATGTTCTTAATATTGATTCATCCGTTGATTTTTGTACCACTTGTGCAATTTTTGTTGAATACAATTCAATTAAATCCGTAAGTGTGTTTAATTGATTTTGTAATACATCTTGTGTTTGTTCTATTTTTAAACGTTCGTTAATTTGTTTTTCTAATTCAATTTCTAAACCATCAATTTCTTTATTTAATAGAGGTATATTAGAATTTAAATTGTCTAATTCAATTTGTAAATCTTTTTGAATTTGAACCTCAGTATCATATATATCTTTTGGTATTAGATTTTTTTTTGATTTATTTACGTTTGGTATTAATTCGGTTACTTCAACATCTATTGCTTTAGCTAATTCTATATTATCAAATTTTGAGTTAACTAATGGATTAAATATCAATGTACTGGCTACGTTTGCATCAGAAACATAGTTTATATTATAATCGTTTGTCACCATTGCCTGTGACCCCAATTCCGTTAATATTTTATTTAGGTCATCTTTCCTTTTTTGTAATTGGACTGCAGTTGCATTTTCTAAAGATGTTAATGCCATTATTCTACTATTTTAAATGTCAATTTATCATCTATTATGTCGGTTATTCCGTTTTGTAAAATTTTAATCTTTAATCTATAAACCCTATCTGCTGCATATGTTGACGTATCTAAATTGAAATAATTTGATGTACTATCACAACTTAATTTAGAATAATCACCAAATGGGACTATTACTTCGTTTGTTATATAATCTTCAATTTGATAATATGATGAACCTGATGGTAAGAATTTTGCTTGGTCATATCCAAATGTTGTTCCAAATGTTTTATATGGAAACATATCTCTACCTTTAACTCTTATTTTTACTTTAGAGTTTGAAGGATATTCATTTTTTAAATTTGTAACTACAACTTTATAATCATCACTTGCTGAACCTGTTACCGGTGTTAAACTTCCTGTTATAAATAAACTATCATCCCAAACTAATTCTAATTTAGGTTCGTATATTGTATTCGTTTCCTTTGAGAAAAATTTAAGAATACCATAATCCAAACCATCATTGTCTGTACTGATTGACGCCGATGTGTGATGATGTAATATAATTCCATTGTTTGGTAAAGAACCACTAACCCATAAATTTACAATATTGGTAATATCCATTCTAATATCATCTGGCTCATTACTAAATGACTGACATGCCATAGATGCGGTATACCAAGTACCACCGCCACTACTTTTTATTGAACCTGTATCCGAACCGGGACTATATGAACTTGTTAAATCCAACCATTTAGAACTACCATCTCTGTAATACCAACTCACACCATCGGATGTTATATTATCAAATTTTGTACCAGTTCCCATTGTCCAACTTTGAGAAACTGCGTTTGCATAAATTGAATATTCTAATGGTAACTCTTCCGAATTTGCTGATTTTAAATTTAAGTATGTTTTATAATTAAACACATAATCTCCGTTTGAAATACCCAACGCTAAAGATGCCGACTCTAAATTATATGAAGCGGAAACTACCAAAGATTGTGTTACATAATTATTCCAAGATGCAGAATATGATGATGATGATAAACTATTGGTAACTGATAAACTAGTACTATATGATGATGACCAATATAATGATGATGATACTGCCGTATACCATGAAGATGATATTGTGGAAACGGATGCACTATTTGAATTTAATAAACTATTCAACGATGCAGATTCTTCCAAAACAACTTCAGAAATCTGTGTTGTATCAAATTTAATTAAAGTTCTAGCTACATCCATAACAGAACCATAGTAAAGTTTACCTACTTCTAATATTTCATCTCTACCTGCGTTTTGTTCAGGTTGTTGAAGATATATACTTGCGTCAAATGACGATGTAAAAAATTTATGCATTATAAAGCCCTCCCTTTTATGTCTTTGTTAGGAAATTTAACTTCAAATATTGATGGGTCTAAAGAAGGATAGACAATCTTACCTTTAGTTGCTTCATCTATATTATATTTATTTGGTGAATAATTTGTTCCAGCTTCACTACATAAATTTGAAATCTTAACGGATGGTACACTCATAACTCCTTCTACATTTGCTAATATTAATTCTATTTCTGAAATGTTTATTGGTTTATTGAATGTCCAATTATCTATATTAAAATAATCTTTCAATTGATTTAAACAATTTGTAATAACTTCTCTTTTATTAAAATTTGAATAACATATAATTTCAAAATCACAACCAATGTTTATAATAAATCCATTAATCATATTTACTGCGTCTGTTATCATACGATATTCACCTAAATATGTTTTTAGATTTTGTTTTACGGCTAAGTTTAAATTTGTTAAATTTTTATTTAAATCATATCCTAAAACATACATATTAATTGCAAATGGATTATTATTTTCTGCAACATTGGATTGTTTTTGAGTTAAATATTTAATCAATTCTTTTTGAATATCTGTTTTAGATTTTGTTTTCAATCCATCTACTAAATTTGTAAATTCAGCAATATTTTTTGGATTTGCAAGTATTGAAGCAGGACTATTATTGTCAACTTCACCATCAGGACTAACATATACTTTTGCAACACTACCATATCTTTCGGGCATTGATAAAGCTCTTACAATATAATCTTGTCTAGTTACTGCTCTATTTTGAGAACCAAACATTGCAATTGCATTATTTCTAATTTCATCTATTGATTCCGCACCCCTACCACCAACTGCAGGTTCTAAATTTTCAGCTGCTACTGTATTTTTTATATCATTATATATTCTCAAATCGGCATCACTTAAGGATAACAAATCTTCTTCAAATTCAATTCTACTAATTCTATTTAAATCACCAGTATTTACATTTGATTCAACACCACCACCTACTAAATATTTTATAGTCAATGTTGTATTTGTGGGTGCTATTCCAAATGTATTTGTTTTTAAAAAATTAGAAGGGTCAATGCCTTGATTTAATCTATTAACCGAATTAGCCAATCCTAATCCTACATTTTTTGGATTTGGTAATATTCTTTCATCCGACATAGTAACATCACCACTACCAAATTGTAAATCAATACTATTATCAGAATTTACCTTTACAGAAAACCTTCTAGGTACTTTTTGTACTTCTAAAATATATGGTACTGTATTTGAATATTCTGATAGTTTTGAATTATATGATGTGTTTGGTTGTTCTACAAAAATAGTTTCTTGAGCTAAATAAGGTACTTCATAATATTTTATATTATCTTCATCAACAACCGAATTTATTGCAATTATATTTGAATCAACTATTGTGGCCGTTGGATAATCTACATCATTTGTAGTAAATGAAATCGTTGTAGTTTTTTCAGTTGCAGATATTGCTTTTACTTTTTTAGTAATTAAATATCTAGATGGTTCTTGTGTATTTGTATCTCTCTCATATACATCAATTTCTCTACCGTCTGCTAATGAAAAATCAACCACATCTGTACTTCTAAAAGTTACTCCGTCATTAGAATCAATTTGTAGTCCATCTTTTATTTTAAGATAAAATCTATCGTCTGGTTTATTGGCCGTTCCTACTCCAATACTTGGAACTATTTGATATATAGTTAGTGTAGTTACAGCTGGTGATGTTAATTTGGGTTTATATCCCATTGATTGTGCTAAAGCTAATACATTTTTCTTTTCACTTGCATATGATAGTATTGATTCTTTTAATTGGGTATCTTGATAAAAAGATAACATATCTCCAATTGCAGCTGCCTGTTCTATAAAAATAGAACCAGGAGAAGCTTCACTAAAATCAGAATATGAATCTGGAAAATAAGTTTTAGTAAAATCAATTAAATTTTGTTTTAATGTTGCAAAATCTTTACCAACATAATTAAAATTTTTATTTTGATTTCCCCAACTTTTATCTAAAGGTTTAAGTGCCATTATTAATTATTTACATTTACTTGTATTGTTTCGGTCAAATTAGGATTTGATATCAATGAAAATTTTATATCTAATGCAATCCTATTATTATCTATATCATTATTATCATAATCAAATATAATTTGATTTATATTAATGTTTGGTATCCAACTTTGAACGGCATCTAATATAGACGATTCTATTCTATTCTCTAAATTTTCTCCGTCAATTTGTTCAAAAACTAATAACCAAATGTCACAACCAAATTCAGGTTGTTGTAATCGTTCTCCCTTTTTTGTTAAAATTAAATTTTTTAAATTATCTTTAGCTTGAGATAGGGTTGTATAGTTAACAGGAAAAACACCATTAGAATCAGAAACTCTATTTATTCCAATTCCTAATATTTTATAATTATTCTGTGTTAAATCGGTTACATTAACTTTTCCTAACTCTATTGCCATTATTTAAATCTTTTTACTAATTCCGAATAATCTCTTGTCAATGCTTTCATAGTTGCATCTTGCAATGCATCTCCTGTTGGTTCAAATTGTTGTGGAATGTTTGTAGGTATTTCCATATCTCTATAATCCATAGTTTCCCAATCTCCATCCATAGTTTGTTGTGGTTGTATCATATCTAACACACTTCCACCTGCACCACCCATACCACCTTCTGCTCTATGAGCTGCGGTGAAAGGCTGTGTCATATTCAAAATCTCATTTATCATTGGGTCTTTTGAAAATTCTCTTTGTGATTTTTGGGTTTGTTGAACTGGTTGTTGTCTTTTAACCGGTGTAGTTTCTGTCATCTCTCGCAATGATGGAGTAGATGGTTTTTTTTGTGAGTTTAATGTAACTGCACCAGATTTGATAAGTTTAACAAGTTCTTCTTTTACTTGTAACTTAACTTCGTTTTTAACAACTTCTTTAATTAAAGTTAATAAAATTTCTGATTTCATAATAATTGTTTTGTATATGTTTAGTAATAAATATTGAAAGTTAAAATTTACCCAATAGTAATATTTTGGGTTTGTGATGCGTTTGCAAGTGCTTCCTTTTCTTCTTTCTCTTTTTTCAAGGCCAATTCTACTTCTTTGATTTTTTCTCTAGCCTTATCATCCTGATATGTAGAAGTTAATGCGGTTTGTATAGCTTGTGGTAAATTTTTTATTGATTCTAAAAATTCCGTATCATCTCCTTCGGTAACGTCTCCTAATGCATCAAACCCTATTGCTAAAGAATTCAAAACTAAATTTGGAGTTCTCGCTGCATTCTTTAACACTACGGATGGATTTGATATTGGTTTTACTACATATCCCACCCATGGTTGAATTCCAGGTGCAGGAGGTGCGGGTGGAGGATATTGACAAAAACATTCAATATAACCTGTCAATGTTAATAGATGTAATGCTGCCGATGCAATAAAACTCATTAAAAATGGTGAAAATGGTGTAACAGGTTCTACTAATATTGGTGTCCATATACCAGGAAAAATACATTGACCGGTGATTGTTCTTAAATTTTTTACTGACCCAATGCATGGTATAATTGGTGTTTTAATTGTTGATAATTGTGCAGCCATCCAATAAGCTTTAACTGCAAGTCCGATATTATCCAATAGTGTTTTAGTATCTGAAATGTTGGTCACTTGTAATATTCCAAATAAAGTATCTTGCATTAATTGTTTGTTTCCAAACTCAACCGCCAAATTACTTAACATAGTACCTCCACCACCTTTAATTACAGAATCATATTCATCTGCAAGTTCATGTGCAAACATAAACATATTTAATTCGTCTTTCAAAGTTTCTGCTAATGGATTATCAAATATAGTATTTGTAATACTTTCGCCGGATTTTTCTACAATCGTTAGTTTTTGGATACTCCTAACTTTTGACATACCAATTAACATATTGATATAAAAATCAGTCCAGGATGCACTTTCACTATGTTTAAATGAATCAAAATTCATTATATTAAGATTTACTTAAATAATTATTCATAGATAACATTGTTTTAAGTGATTTTTGTATATCTCTAAATGCTCCTTGATTTAATGGTGGCAATTTTGTTTTACCTGCAGGTGTCAAATATTGTTGTGCAATTATCTCATCAATTAATTTAGATAATATTTCAACCAATTCACCTCCTAATACCATTTTTTGTACATCTGCACCCGCATCTCCAATACCTACATTTTTTCCAATAAAAACTTTACCATTATCTGAATTTAAAAATATTTGATTACTACCATCCGAATGAATTGTTATATTTTTATTATTGTGTATGTATATTTCTTTTTCCGCATCAATTGAGAAATTACCATCGGTTATTATTCCTGTATTTCCTTTACCAAACATAATGAATTCACTTGCTTTGGCTGATAAAATAATTCTATCGGAATTTACAAACAATTGATTGCCTGTTAATTTTTCTGAAACTGGATAATTTTTAAATGCAATTTTAGATTTATTTATCGTTTCTTTAAATGGTACTTTTATTTTATTAGAAGTTATATAAACCGATGTACCATCTTTATTTATATCCTCATCTATTAAAGTTCCAATTGGTTTTGAATCCAATTCTGAATTTTGTTTGTTTCTTATGAAAATTCCAGGTGATGAAGTTTTTCCATCTTCCGTTAAAAAGAATTCACTAAAACGAATTGTGTTACCAACTCTTCCACTTAATATCGTATCACCTTGTTTTGGATTTAAAAATTTAATTTTTTCATTTATACTATACTCTCCGGTATTTTTTTTTGGTTTTGTCGCTGTGGTTTTTGGTGCTGCTGTGTTTTTTCTATAAGCTAACCCAGTCATATCATCACCTGCCTCTATAATATTATCTTCAGGCAATGTTGCAGCATATGTTATATAATCTCTCCTATAATTTGAATATGGTGTTTTTGAATATGGCAACCAAAATGTAAGACCATGTAGTTTTAATATAACCACAGTTTCTCCTTTAATTGGAAATGTAAAATTATTTTTATCAAATGGATGTGCAATATCGCTTATTCCAATTGTATCTTCAAAATCATAAGTTATTGCACCATATTTTCTAGAGTCGTAGTCTGCAAATTTATCATTTCCATTGTATATAGATACATTGTCTTGACTTGCAGTATCATCTCTATCTATTGGTTCAAATGGAGTACCGGTTGGATATACTTTATCAACTGTAGCTAAAAATGATTCTATATTCGTCATTATAATTTAGTTTTTATTTCTTCAATTTCTATTTCTAAATCACCCATTTTTTCTTTTGTCTTTTCTTCTACCGCATTGATGGTATCTTCCATATCTTGTAGTAATTGCGTTTTTTCATGTTCACTTAACCAACCATCTTCACCAATACCTTTCGCTTCTGCAGCTGCAAGTCTTTGTGCAATAGTTGCAAGTTTAATTAAGTGGTCATCGTTTTTAACCGATACCTCAATTAAATCTTTTATAATAGGTGCAATAACCGTTGCTTCACCCACATTACGAATAAGTTTTCTTAACGATTCAATTAACTCAGAAATGTTTTTCTTTTTGTTTTGTTGATTTTCGTATATATCTTTAAATAATGATGATAAATTTTTACCATCAAATAATTGAAATTCGTTTGACATTATATTATGTTGTTCTTTACTATATAATTATAAAGTTCCTGACTTATCAGTTGGTATCCAGCTTCGTTGGGGTGTTGTGCAACTTTCATTGGGTTTGGAATTTTCTTTTCCCAAACATCTTCACCTTTAAAGTTTTTCATTAACCACAATTCCAAAGATTCATTTGCAAACCCCCAATATGTTGATTTATCAATTAAATAAGTGTTATCATCTTTTTTATCCAAATTTTGAATCATTAAATCAAATGCATCACACATAATATATTTTACACCATATTCATTTAACATATGTTGTAAATAAATTATATAGTTTTGATTTATTATGTTATAATAATTTTGTGTAAATAAATTTCCTAAAAAGAATTTTTTATACTTAGCCAAAAAATTATTAAACTTTTCATCTCCATATGTGTATGATTCTGTAAACTTATGTGGCAAGGCTGCTAATTCCATTTTTCCCCAACTTATCCATTCACCTTTTGGTAAAAATGGAACATAATCTCTTAACGATGAACTCCACATGATAACAACAAAATCATCTTTATGAATTTTACCATTTCTTAAATCATTTATAACCTCATTAAAAATAACATTATTTGCTTTACCACTCCATCCATTATTTACAGGTTCTAATCCTAATTTATTGGCAAGAGTGTTTACCCAACTACTTTCATTTCTAAATAGTTGTAATTGTTTTCTGTCTTTAAATGATTGTTCTATCGGCCAGTTGGTTCCTTCTCCTTCTGTCCAACTATCTCCAAATGCGTGTAGTTTCATTATTTGCTGATTAAAAATTTACCTAATACTAAATAATCCATGTCACAATTATGAAATGTCCAAATTGCTTTTTGTGGGTCATTTGTCATTGTGTGGTCTTTTAAGTTAAATGATGTGTTCAATAGAATTGGTGTTCCTGTTAGTTTTTCAAACTCCTTCAATAAGTCATAGTAAAGTGGATTATCCTCTCTTTTAAGTGTCTGTATCCTTGCAGAATTGTCAACATGCGTTACTGACGGAATGTTTACTCCTTTTTTAACTTTGACAACCTGATTCATATAAGGAACATCTTCTTCTGATAGGAAATACTTTTGATAATCTTCAATTGTAACTGATGGAGCAAATGGTCTAAACATTTCTCTCTTTTTGACAACCTTATTAATTCTATCTCTAATGTCGGCCAAATGTGGATTACCTAATATAGAACGATTACCCAATGCTCTTGCACCAAATTCAGTTCTACCTTGAAACCAACCAACTATATTACCTTCTTCTATAAGTTTTGCAACCTCTTTACATAGTGTTTGGTGTGTATCATGCATTATAACTTTACTTCTATGATTTTGTAATATAATTTTAAGTAATTCAGGACTACTCCATTCCTCACCTAAATATGGTGATTGGTTGTCTCCACCTTTTACTTTGGGATTGCCAAATGTTTGATGATAATGATATAAACATGCACCAATAGCAGAACCACTATCCGATGGAGCAAATGGAATGAATACATTCTTAATTGCAGTAAATTGTTTAATTTTACCATTAGCAGTTCCATTATATGCACAACCACCACCTAATACCAAATTCTCACACTCCCAATTATTTGTAATTCTATTGATAATAAAGTATAACGCAGATTCATACCACCTTTGCAATGAAGCAGCTAAGTCTTTATGATGTTGTTCAATTGGTTCATCTTTGAAACGTGGAGGAAATCCAATTAAATCAATCAACTTATCATTAAACATATCGTTATCCGATGTATGCCATGTAAAGTAAGACATATCCATCTTTACAATGTCAATTTCACCACCTATTGTTGCAACTTTGTCAAATACACTATGATATCTTTGTTTCTCACCATATGGTGCCAATCCCATTACTTTATACTCACCTTCGTTTGGTTTAAATCCTAAATAAGCAGTAAATGCTGAATAAATCAATCCCAACGAATGAGGAAAGTGTAATGTTTGTATTTTATGAAAACCAAACTCATCACACATTGCTGCATATATTGTATGTGATTCACCAACTCCATCAATTGACAAACCTATTGTTTTATCAAATGGTGATGTGTAGTAAGATAGTGCTAAATGTGAATGATGGTGTAGTGAATATAAAATTTCTCCTGTATATCCAATTGATTTTAATATTCCTTTTAAATTACCTTCCGATTGATTCCATCTTTTTAAGAATTGTCTCCATTTCATTGGATATCTTAAACCACCCCACTTACCAATTGTTTCTCTAACTCTTTCAAATTTATCGTTTGGGTTTTCATACCAACAAACCATATCAACTTCATCAATTGTTATCTTTGCGTATTCTAAACACCATTGAATTGCTTTAAACGGAAAAGAACTATCATGTTTTTCACCGGATAGTTTTTCTTCTTCAATTGCACATATAACTTTACCATCTATAACTAATGCTGCTGCCGAGTCATGGTAAAATGCTGATAAACCTAATTGTATCATAATTAATTAATTAAGTGGTGAAAATTGTGATTTATATGTTTTAAATTATGTATTCGTTTTAATTCTTTTAAAAATTCTTTAAATAAAATATGGTCTTCGTTAAAAACTTGTAATTCTTTTAAATCTTCTGGTGAATATGTTCCCCAATCTACTATCTGTCTATAACTGATAGTTAATCCCCATTTAAAATTTGAATTTTTAAATATGTTTGTTATCAATTCATAAAACATATACATTTCTTTATAGTTATGTTTACTAACAACCATTGAACAAACAAATTCTTCAATAATATGTCCTTGAGTTGCTAAAAATGTTAAGTTATTTATTAGTTTATCCCAATTGCCATTCAATCTGGTTTTGTTTTCATAAGTATCTTTTGTAGATGCGTCTACACTAATTTCTATTACTTTAATATGTGGTGTAGCTTTCATTTGTTTCCATAGTTTTTCATCTAATAAATTACCATTTGTAATTATTTGTAATTGTTCAAGCGTTGGATATTTGTTTATATCAAAATTTATAAGATAATCTCTATAAATCTTAGAATAAAATGGGTCTCCACTTCCTGTTATCATAATACGTTTTAATCCACTTCCAAAATTATCTTCTATTGATTTTAATAAATGTAGTTTAGCTTTGTGTTCTGGAGA